TGGGCAACCGCCACCAGTATAATCTAATCTAGAAACACCACTTGCAACTTCTTCTATAAGTCCTTTTGAGTTTACTCTTGTAGCAGTACTTGCTCTTGTAAAGTCAAAATCCCCTACACCATTTGATGGTAATACAGAATATAACTTACTTCCCTGTGCTGCTGGTATTAATGCTAATGTTGGTACTGCCATTTTTATATTTTTTTGTATCTTTTAACTTGCTTGTTATTTCTTCATAAAAAACAGATAACCTTACTATGTTAACTTCTTTTGTTTTATATGTTTTATTATTTATTCTCATTATAAAACCCAACTTGAAAAAGTGTCTGTATCTTTGTCAGGGTACATATCTCCATTTTGGTTATTATTATATTCTGGAAACTTATTACTGTTATCACACATATAATCTAAGAAACGCCTTGTATAAAACTCGGACCTATCATTTATCTTACTCATCATTCTGTCAATATCCCCATAATTAACATTATCAGAATCTTCACCTCTATGCTTAGAAACACCTCCGTTATCTATTTTAAACATAGCAAATGGCAAGTACTCTGATTGAGTGAACCAAGTTAGCATAGGTTTAATATAAACATCTCTAAGAGCCTTGTAATCAGCATTAGCAACTAAATTCATTTCGTTAGCAATAATTAAAGCCTGCATTTTATCATATAGCTTTCCACCTAAGTAGTTTTGTATATGAATGTCTTGTGCAACCTCTATAAAGTGAATTAGTTTGTCTCCATCAGTATTTCCACTTATGATTGATTTTGCTTTTAAGTCCTTTACTGTTATAAATAGTGCTTTCATTATTGACCTATTATTTTTCTTATTCTATTTAATGTGCTTCTATAAGCTCCTTTATCTGCCCTGTCAATCATCTTCTCTCCCATTTCACTAGGGTTATTAGGTTCTTTTAAGCCTTTCTCGTATGCTGAATTTGGGTCTACCCTTTTGTCTCCCTTTAATTTAAAGACTCTTAATTCCCAATAATGGTGACAGTTTTTACCTCCCTTAAATTTTAAAAGGCTGTAGTTCTGTCTGTTATGTCCTAACTCACTATTTACTCCTCTAAAAGACATCATATTAATATCTTCTTTTCTAAATACTATTTTTCTAGAAGTAAAAACCTCCATCTTCTTACAGAACTCTCTGCTGTCAGGAGACTTTCTTACAGGCATATAAGCATATCTAATTTTATAAATATCACTATCTTCTTTAGATGATTTATTAAGAGACTTGATTTCAGCCATTTTAACGTCACTTAAATCATCTTCATATCTTTCACTATGAACAACCTCCCAATCATCGCTTAAAACCTCTCCTAAGCCCTCTAATTGACCTAGCATATCATCTCCCTGTTCTTCAGAGAAATCTCCATTTGGTTCTTCAGCAGATAACTTCTCTCCAGTCTCCTCTTCTCTCTTAATTTTAGTCTCTATATTATCTAACTCTGTAAACTCTATAGGCTGTAATGTTGTAAAGTATAGGTCTTGGTGTATATTGTTAAATTCAAGTATTTCTGTTAAGCCATAAATAACACCATCTTGTAATGGTCTAATAATAACATTATCCATTAATACTGAAGCTGTACGTAATTCTTCTGCATTGTTACCAAATCCTGTATTATCTTTAATACCTAATAGGATTGGAGATACAATACCGTGACCTAGCATAATCTTTTCTCTTGCTTCATCAGATAAAAATTGATATTGAGCGTGAGCATCTGGTAAGTGAATAGCCTCTATGTTAGCTTGTGTTTCAGCAGATTCATTAAATGCTATAATTGCCTTACCTGTATTTGAACTACCAGAAAACTTTTGGTTTATCTTAGTTTCTATACTTGCTTGAGTTTCAGCGTTAGGAACTCCATTATTAAAGTTAACAAATAAACTAGGTTGTAAGCCATTTTGTATATTTGAGATATGGTAGTTAGATACCTCTGATTCTAGTTCAGCATACTGTAAACAAGCCTGATAATCTACAGTAGCATAATAATAAAATCCACTTCTATAAGGTTTAAAGATGTAAAGTTCGTTAGATTCTGATTTGCTACCGTTTCCAAATGAAGGTATTCTTTTTGGTCTGTCAGATGATTTTAAGTCTTTCCAACTAGGATGGTAGTAATATGCTTTTATCTTTCCTTTTTCAGCTTTCTCAGCCCTAAGTGTTTCCATAGGAAAGTGAGAAACCTTTAATATCTTAGTTTTAGATTTGTTGTAGGTTATTTGCATAGCACCCTGACCTAACAGCTTGTAATCATTAACAAGTCTTTTAACCTCTCTAGGTCTAAGTAATTTCTTCATCCTAATGTAATCAGCAGGGAATACATTTGAATTAGTAGATTCTAAACCTCTACCGTAAATCATATCAATAATACCATTTATACATCTACCGTTAGTAGGGCTATCAACATACCTATCAATTAGGTTATCAAAATAATCATTGTTATCTCCAAAAGAAACCCAATCTTTATTATGAACTTCTTGTATTGAAGGTGTTTGATAAGAAGACATATTAACAACTCTAATACTATCCTTATAAACTTTATTTAGTTTATTATCTTTTTTTATGCTCATTATATTATGTATGTATTATCGTCTGAATCGCTAAAAGGCTTGTATATGGTATTGTTACCTATTGTATGTTTTTCTACTAGCATTTCAGAACTTGTTTGAGATGTAACGTATATTTTATCTCTATAAAATAATTTACCACTATTAGTTACTTCAATATAGTAAGTAGAGTCTTCTTGCAGTATTGTTGGTAAAAATGCAATTTTTGTAAAATTAGAAACACCATATACAGAAGTACTTATTACGGTTTCCTCTTTACCATCACCATCTCTTCTTAATTTTATAGAGTAATCTGGAGCTGCAACCTCCCCGAAACAATAAGAAGTTTCAAAAATACCATTATCGTTCAATACCCTTGCCTCAAATGAGCTGTAATACTCACTTCTAGGTGCGATTGTTATTGTTTTTTCTCCTGCTGTTGGTTGTAGTATTAACATACTATGATAACTAAAAAAATATATTTTGTTTTAATTAATAAGAAAGCCCCACCAAAAAGGCAGGGCTTAATAAAAGTAAATTAATTAATAATTACACTCCAGCAACAATAGTAAATCCAGCAGCAGTAATGTTTTCAGTAGCAGTATTTCCAGCAGAAGCAACACCTATAAAGTTTGAAGGTGTTTTCTCCATACCTGTAAAGCTTAAAGTATATCCACTCATATCTGACATAGCAGTACCAGTTACAATAGTACCTCCAGATACATCAGCACCGTGAAGTAACCCAGCTATAAAAGCATTTCCGTTATTGTCTTCAACAACTACGTGAGGTCTTCCGAAAGCTAACAACTTAATTGTCTTTTGGTCTTCTTTAGTTATTTTCTTTAGAGATAATTCTAATACTTGTTCAAAAGCAGTAGTACCATTTTCTCTACTTGATTGAATGTTTTCTGTGTACGAAGAGTTTCCTCTAACGTCATATTTGTAAGCGTTTATACCACTACCAACAGAATCAATTACATCAGTGTCAGTAGCATCGTAAACAAGAGTTCCTAAATCACCGTAATTAACGAAATACACTGCGGTTATTCCTCCAACGCTGTCTTTACAAGGTTCTAGTCTACCTAAGTTAATATCACAAGCCATATTTTTTATTTTTATTTATTAGTTAATAAAAAAGGGCAGATAGAAAAACCATCTACCCTTTTTTGTATTTATTTAATTCTTATTATATTCCGTAAGTTACGATATCTTCAACTACTCCGTACTGTACAGCAGCAGTGTATCGCATAATTACACGTACATTTTGTGAACCATCTAAATCGCTCATATCTAATAACTTAACTTCATTTTGGTCAGACATTAATCCTGTAGCAAACCATAAGTTATCTTTAGTTGTAGATACAGCAACATTGTTTGCTAATCCATTTGCCATAAATATCTTTACACCATCAAAGTATAAAATATTTACGTCTTGATTGTTACCCATTGAACCTACACCAGCAGCACCTAATCCTCCAGCAGCAAATCCACCAAGACTTCTCTTGTATGCTCTAAAGATGTTTTGTGAAACATAGATATGTAAATCTTCTCTTCCGTATAATGCAGAAGGAACTGCATCTACAATCTTTCCTAATTCAGCAACTACGTTAGCAGCATTTACACCACCAGCAATACCAGCGATTGTTTGAGCAGCAACAGCACTTCCATCAGCAGCTAATAAAGCAACAAATCCATCGTACTCACCATCGGTAGCATCAGCACCTTGCCAAATTGTATTCTCATTCTTTTGAGCTACTTTAGCAGCAACATAAGAAATCATATAGTCTTGGAAAGAAGAAGGTAAGCTATCAAAAGCAGAGTAACCCATTTGGATTGCATCCCAATCTGAACGGAAATCTTTCTTACATAGTTCTAAATTAACTTGTAATTCTTTTGGCTGAATAATTCTTTCAGTAAGAGTTAAAGTTGAAGTATCAGCGAAATCACAAGAACCATCTTTTACGATTCCATCTATTTCTAATCTCTTTACAACTTCCTTGAATTTTACATTTGGACGAACAGTAAGTCCTCCATTTGCAATTGTGTTACCTGTAAGTAAAGCTGCAGAAATGTATTTTCCTGCTGATTCACCTGCATAAGTAGTAGTAATGTTTGTAGTAGTAGCCATTTTTATAATTTTAGTTGTTAAATAACATTTGATGAACTCTTTGTTCTGTTGTCATATTTCTATTTTGGTTTGACATCAAATTCTTTTTGGTTTCTATTGAGTTTTCTGGTGAATGCAAAACTTCTTCTGCTTCTTCAGATAATTCAATTTCTTCTTGTTTTGATAACTCTTGAGGAACTTCTTTCGATTCTCCCATTGGCTTATCTTCGATTAAGGCTTTAATCATAGAAAGTAATTCCGTTTTAACTGCTGATAATTCTTCAGGTGTTACGTACATCATTGGTGCTACTTCTGCAACCTCTTTTGATGGTACTGCTACCTCTTCTTCAGCAAGTAATACTTCATTAACTTCCTCTTTAATTTCTTCAGTTACTTCCTCTGTAGATAATTCTACTGACTCTTCAACTGCAATTTCTTCAACTTTTGCCTCTACCTTAGATAGATTTAAAAGCTCTTTCACATTATTAAGGATTTCTGTTGCTTTCATACTTATTGGTTTATATTAATATAACTACTTTTAATACTTACTGTCTTGTTTTAATCATTATAACGCTAATAACCAGAGGGTTAACTTAATAAACCTCTGGCTTGTAGTTTGTTATGGTGCATCCGTTACTAAATCACTAGCTGCAAAATTGTAGCCCGATAAATTAGCACTTCCTATGCTGTCAGAAATAGCAGTTACACTTGTCTCTATATTATATAAATGACTTGGAGCAGAAGATAATAAACTCATATCTTGAGCTGAACCTCCGTTATAGATTGCTGCTAAATTAGCACTCTCATTACTATTCCATATAGCCACTTGATTAATTACACCATCAAAATAGTTATTGTACACATTGTTATCTCTACCTATTCTGAATATATTATCACTTGTGTCATTACCATTTAATACTCCACTATACCCATAGTTACTATGAGAACCATACTGAGTTTTAACTACACCATCAACTGCAATAGAGAACCTACTATAGTAATTAGAAAGGTCAGCTTGATTTACACCTGTTGTTCCACCATCAAAAGTCACCACTAAGTGATTCCAAGCACCTACAGTTAAACAGTTTAAAGCTGCAATAACTATTTTGTTAGTAGTAGTACCATACTGAAGTGTAAGGTTGTTCCCGCCTGTTTGATGTAAAGTAATAGCACCTTCATTTACTCCACTACCTTTACCGTAGTTGAATAACGTTTGAGTACTTGTGCTTGTACTTGGCTTAAACCACATACTTAAACTCCAAGCATTCCCATCTCCATTTGTAGCTCTATCCATAGCATTCATTAAAGTAGGGTTACC